TCTTCGGTGATGTCACGGATTTCGGACTCGATTCGTTCCATTTCTTCTTTGATGGTCCGAACCTCTAATTGCTTAGCTTCTAACTCACGTTGCGCTACTTCGATTGACTCGTCTAATTTGTTGAGTTCTTCGTCAGTCTCGACTGAATCAACTTGCGCTAAGAGTTCTGCTGATCGTGCTGATAGTTCTTGTTCAGCTTCTTCAGCAGTCACTAATGCTTTGGCTTTCATCCGTAATTTTGCGTCTAAAATTAATTGTTTATTCATGCGAATATTTCTCCTTTACCTTTTGTTTTTTAAGCTCTAAGGCTCTTTTCTTTGACTGTTCCCAGTCTTGTTGTCTTGCTGCAATCTCTGTTTGTGGATATGCCGGGAATGTACAAGGACTAACCTCATACAATTCGATGTCTGTTAAGGTCTCTAATGTTGCGCCGTGAGCCAGTTCTTTGAATTCAGAATCACGCAAGAAGAAGCCGAAGCTACATCCGACAACATCTCCGCGCTTAACTCTCGCATAAGCACCCATTGCTTGAGGGTCATCTTTATTAATTCGGATATCACCTCTTAGACCTTTGGCATCCACGGTCAGAGTCAATGTGCTGTTACCTGTCCGGCCTAGCACAAGTGATGTGTCATGATTAAACAATGCTCTAACATCTTGTGTGCTTAGGTTGGCTAAAGCACGAGGACTTACCTGTTCCAGATACCCTGGCCAAAGTTCCGTTGGAGAATCGAAGATAATAAAATAGCCAGATAAGATAAGCTCATCTGACTCTTGCGATTCTCTTGTTTCAAATTGCGTCGTAATAAATGACTGCCGTTGTTGTTCCATTTAGTCACCCCCTTCCAATTTTTTCTGGTCGCCTAGCTTATCCTGTGGTAGGTAGTTCTCAAGGATAATCAACTCATCCATCTCCTCATCAGGTGGCAGACCGACCCAATCACGCAACTCGTTTCTTCTCATAGCATTTAGTTGGACCATTTGGCCACCTGCTGTGACCAGGTCATTAATGCTATAGGCGTAAAGCGAGCGTGGATTGAGTTTGAAGTAACGCGACTCACTAACAATGATATCTCTTGTCAATGTCTGTGCGATTGTATTGGCCATGGACATGACCTTGGTGTTGACCCAGTTATTGAACTCATCTTTGTTGAACTCGCCAACACCAAGAAAGAATGCTGGAACGCCCAGGACTCCTGCAAGAGTCTTTTTGTCAATTTCGACCGACTCATTAATTGCAATATCCTTGAGCGTCAATGGCTTGACCTGTTCGACAGTGAGGGCGTTGCCAGGTATTATCATAGGATCGCCGGCATTCCGACTGTTCATGTATTTTTTTATAATCTTTTCTCGTCCTTCATCGCTTGATAACTCATCTATATCTGCATCTACTGCCATGATAAGACTTGGCATGTTTCGCTCTTTCATAAAGCCGCGCTTTGTGCGAGTGGCTTGTTGCAGGTTTTGAACGATATCACGAAGTTGGACTCGATATCCAGTTCCCCAGAATAGATAATTTGGGTCTGGATTGATTACGAAGTGAATGACCTCATCTGGGGTGTAGGTATTGCCATTATACCGAATGACATAACTGTCACCACTTATGTCATAACTGACGCCTGCCATAGGAAAAGGCATCAAATCTTTGATTAGTTTGGTCTCTAAATCAAATGACATATGGACAATGGAGTTGCCATCACCGTCTAGCATTAGGTCTCGAACAATCTTGTAAAGCCAACTCTTTCTCGTCATGTTCCGGCATGGCTCGATATCTAGCTTGCGAGATAAGCCATCTCTTACTCTGACGTCACCTTTCTCGGTGTTTTCCCATAATTGAATGGTCATGTTCGATACCATATCGGCGACTCGGTCGACGGCTGTAATGACATCTGGATGTTTGTTTAGCGGAATATAATCTTCACTTTCAATATAAGTCAGCATGTCTTGCGTTGACATTAATCTAATACTCGGCTTGCCGTCTGGCTTAGAGCGTCTGAATAAATCTAATAGTCCCATTCATTTCCTCCTTCCTAATTAAAGAACGACATAACGTTCTGATTTTTGTCACCGTCCTCCAGCATCTGCACAGTCGCAAAGACAGATGCATCGAATAGGTCAATACGCATATTCTGCTCGACCTTTTCGTACTGGATCATGTCATCGGTCTTCTCGATGGCACGGACGTTTTGGACACAATATTCATAGGCTTCTGAATGGCAGTAGTACAACTGCTTGTTCTTAGCCTGCATTTCGATACGGCGGAAGCCTTCGGACTTCTTGTAGAAGTATTGAGGTTGGTCAATCATCTTAAAGCCGGCCTTCTTCATTTTCTTGAAGAACTCACGACCGAACTTGCGGTCGAAACCGACTTGTTTAATCTTGAAGCCTTTCTTCTTCATGGTTAGGAACCAGTTGACGATATCATCATGGAGCACCGTCTTAGTATTGCTCATCGTCAGCCAACCGTCTTCCTTCCATCCGAATAATGGAATACCATCATCATTAGCTTTCTTATGCGCTGCTGCCAACGGGAAGAAGGCGTGCGTGATAACAATGTCGACGCCTTGATAGTTTCCGACCAAAGCACCGGCCGTTAAGTCGTGGAGCTTGGAAAGGTCAGCACCGCCATACCAATTGATTGGCAGCTTGGCCAGCTCTTCCATAGTCCAGTTGTAGGACTCGTCGGATGTTGTAAAGTCGTTGATGTCGAAGTAGGCTTTCATTGAGTTGGTGAACAAGTTCAATGACTTGTTAAGGAACTCATTCCGCGTCTGTGGATCATTGAGGGCCAACTGTGCGTCGCGCATCAAATCAGCAAGGTCCACGGTCACATCGATTGATGGATTGGCTTGAGCGATAGCTTTCTCGCTCGTGTAATCAACATCACCGTTATCATCTGTGTCTGCATCGCAGATGAAGATAAAATAGCCATCGTCCTCGATGGTACCGTTAAGCACCTTGTCGCAATACTTGACGCGGTTAGCAAGGAAACCGTTTGGTAGGTCGCCGGCTGTGGTAATAGCCATTAGCAACTTGTTACGGAATGCCTTCTGAGCGTTCTTCATCAAGGTGTAGCGCTTGGCGTTCTTGAAGCCATGTACTTCATCCAAGATGAGGATGTTGCCGTTGAATGAGTCAAGGTTATCCTCTTTAGCTGCCAAGGCATGAACTTCCATGCTTCCGTTTGAGAACTTGCGTGTAATGCTACGCTCGTTGTTGTTGTCTCGAATGCGGATGGCAGGGTCGTTGTAACGCTCGTAGTTAAACTTTAGGAACTCAAAGCTTTCCTTGGTCTGCTTGAGGCTGTTAGCAATGATATAACAGGTTGCACCGCTTCGGTTTTCTAGTAGAGCCATAGCATGGGCTAAGGCACATGCAAATGGTGTCTTGCCGTTCTTCCGAGGAAGCATCAAAAGCATCTCGGTAAATCGCCTCAATCGAGTACCAGGATGGAAGAAGCCAAAAAGATTGACGATGACAAATTTCTGCCATCGTTGGCACTTGAAAGCTGTGCCAGCTAATGGGACACCTTCCAATGACTCGCCCTTCTTATGGACCACGGTACCCTCGATAATGTCGATGATGAAGTTGAACTGCTCGTGCCTGAATTCCCACTTCCCTGAATCTAAGTCATCCAAGAAACGTTGACAGGCTTGTTTGCGCCGTTTTCCTGCATAGGTCTTGCCGCTAACGACATCCTTTGCATACTCTAGCGCCACTTTGAAATGTTGTGAGTCAGTCTTACCCACTGCCATCACCTAGCGCTTGAGATACAAAGGCATCGAGTCCAACTGGTTTAGCCTTATTGGTCTTGAGCTTGTCATCTGTTAATGCTTTAGGATTCAAGCACAAACGATCAGAGTAGGATAGGATATCCTTACGCAACGTTTCTAGTGTCTGCACTAGCGGAGACTTCTTCTCGCTTACGACTCCTTTACTGTTGGTCGTAACTTCTGTTGCGTTGAACTCCTCATCTGCGTGCATCTTGGCATAGGCTTTGTACTGGACCATCATGCTGGCATAGATTTCAATCAATGGGTCGAATTCCTTTCGGTAGACGCCGAGTGACTCCATGTTATTCTTAGTCTTATTAAATAT